TGATCCGATATGAATCAACCATTCCCCGCATACGTGGGGGTGTTTCTGGGTTGAGGATAAAAGACGCTGCACTCTTGCAGTCTTCCCCACACACGTGGGGGTGTTTCCAGAGTTAAGTCTGTTAAACAAGATCTTGTTTTAAAAGACAGACGCTCTTTTCCCCACTTCCGTGGGGCGTAGCCCGGCATGGTCAGATGCCGGGCTTTTTATGCTCCCTGCTCTTCCCTCCTTACCTTTGCCCGTTCCTTCCTTGCGGTTTCTTCGGCGCGGCTGTCGCGCACGGGATCGCTCTCCTTCCATGTCTTGATCAGTCCTTCCACCGCGTCCCGGTCAAAGACGATGGCGTACTTGCTGGCGATCTCCTTACCCGTCCACACCATGCGGCTGCTTGCAAGCGGTTCCCCGCACACTCTTGCAAGCACATCGGGACAGTGCGGGTCGGGGCCGAGGTGCGTTATGCATATCACATACTTTTCCCCGTCTGCATGGCCGGGCGTTACGTCTACGATACTGAGCCGCGTGGAGTGCTTACCGTGTGGATACAGCGTCCTGAAAAGGGTCTTTACTTCGCAGGCGCGGATGTGCCGTGCAGGGTCATAGTAGCGGGTATCTTCGGGGGATACGTCCACGCTTTTAGTTTCTTCCTCCACTTCCGGCTGTTCTACCGCATGGAGTGCTTTGACTTCGCGGGCAAAGACGGACTTGAAGAGATCCAGAAGATCGTTCTTGGAAGAGGCGGACACGAAGTTCTTATTGATAAGATCGTAGTATGTCCCGTCAAATGACTGAAAAAGCTTCGCCATCGCCGAGTTCGTGTACTCGTCGTCTTCGAGGAAGTACCGCTTTGTCCCGCGCACGCTACGCAGCTCGAAGCCCACAGCCTTCGCTACGGCCTTTTCGTCAAAGTAGACTCTACGATGCTCGCCATTTTCCCAAAGGCGACCGAAGCGCAGGGCAATTTCTTCTTCGGATGATACTGTTTCTTCCTGATCCTCTACAGCTTCCACAGAAACCTCGGCTTCTTCATGAAAGCTGGAAGCCTTGGCGATCAGTTCTTCCACATACGCGATGTGCTTGCTCAGTACTTCTGCGACGACTTCGTTGTCAGCGGTAAAAGCGCGGCAGGTGTCAAGGTGCTGGCGCACGGGTACGATGTCTTCGGCGATACTCTTCAAGCAAGCTTCATGATGCTTTTCACAGCGCGGGGTCTGTAGAAGTGAAAGGTCGTTTGTGAAGCGCATGAAGTTCATGGAAAAAGAGCGGATAGTGGCGTTGATGTTCACGTCATTCTCGGAAAGCTTCTTAGCGTTCTTGGGGGATCTCAGCATGATAGTCTCCTTACTTGTTCCCTTTCGTTGAAAATACAATAGCACCATTTTTTGAAAAAATAAACAATTTTTTCAAAAAAGTTTTATCTTTTTTAACTCGTCAGTAACAGAAGGGAGAGGTAGAAAAACAAAAAGGGGCGGCTCTTAAAGCCACCCCTTTTCTACGATATTCTTTCTTTATTAGAATCCGAGCCAGCCGAAGCCCTTGGCCATAACGGCGACAAGGGCAAACCCTATGGCGATTTGCCATTTCAAAAGATCATACTTGACCTTCAACACTTCAGCACGAATTTTTTCGATCTCCGCTTGCACTTTCAGGTCCAATTCCCGAATTTCTTTTTGCAACCGCAGTTCCGTTTCGCGCAGATCTCCCTTGGTGGCACTGGCGTTCCTTTGGCTCTCGTCAAAGCGTTCCAGTACTTCCACGATGGCTTTTGCGGCTTCCTCGCCGACGGCCTTTTCAAGCTTTTTTCCATCATCGAACAGCAACATGGGGGAATCCCTCCGTTGGTGAAGTCTTATATGATTCATGTAGGCTTGCCAAGGATTACCCTAGCATCAACTTGTTTGCCGTCTTCGCGGCACGGATGGCAAGACGCATATCATCAAGCGCGGATTCGAGGTTTTGCCGGGCGGTGTAGGTTGGGGCTGTCATGAGCTGGATAAGCGCGTCAACGGGCGTCTTCCCGGATGGCGATACATGCCGGAGCAGTTCGGGATACGTTCCTTGCGTCACTCGGCGGAAGTCTCGTTCCAGTCCATAAGCGCGGTCGCGGATCAGGACTGCAAGTTCCATCCAATCCTGTTCGAGCCGTTCAAGCTCCCTCACGCGGTCGCGGTATAGTGACGATGCGACGGGAAGCGACGGGTACAGAATCGCGGATTCCGCCGTGGGTATGGCATTGATGGCGCGGACACGGACGGAAAGCAGGAACTCGCGGGCCTCGGGCATAAGCCGAGTGGGAAGCTGCTTGTATTCGGCAATCCTAAAGTGACGGTTGAACTTTGCCCATATCTCGGCGCGGGCCTTGCCCTGCACCGCCGCCGGGTAGGTCGAGAGCTTGGCGTCTACGATGAGCTTGAGCTCGGCACGTTCCGCCGCACTGATCAGCTCGTCGTTGAGCGTCACAGGTTCGGCAACAGGCACTCTGTCGCCGTACTGCTCAATCACATCCAGCACCCAACGGCGGAACGCCTTGGCAATAGGAGTACGCGCTAGCATCGCAACCAAATGGCAGCCCCGAAGGGAAAAGATGCGAGTCATAGCGGGTACATCCGTGGTACTCAAATTGAGAACCACGCTCATATTATTGGAGAATTCATCCTTATGTCGGGCATAGAGCACACCAACCTTGCGGTCGTCGGAATAGCCAAGTGCTTTAGCCAATTCAGAAGAACGAATCCAGAGACTGTTTTGGTGAGTGACAGGCGTGAAGATAAATTCGTTGAAGATTAGGGCCATTTCCATAATGCAACTCCTACGTTGTCTGAATTGCACTCTCTGAAATAGAAAGCGCCGGGTGTTCAGAACGGCGTAGGAACCGCTGGCGGCCTTTAGCTTTCGCTTGGACATATCCGCCACACCCGGCAAACATTGGATGCAATAATAGCCCAAAAGACAGCCAAGAAAAACTCTTGACTTTGGAAAAAGGGCATAAAAAAGCGCCATGCTATCGGGTGGCGTTTGTCCGCCTACGGGGTTCTGAAGCCCGTGCACAAAAGACAGCACAAAACTCGGAAAATGTAAAGAGAAAAGCCCCGTTTCAGGACGGGGCTTTAAAAAGAGTCTATCGTAATAAGCTGCAATCGTCGGCTACCACATTACCCAATGCCATACCTTTAACAGTGCACATGAGGGAAACTTTCCCCCCTTTTCTTAAAGACGCGGCAGAATCCGTTTGCCCGCGCTCCAAATCGGCAAAAATGTTTTCCAAGAAACCTGTCCCTTCGAGGGTCAATCTTGCCAGCCCGGTAATGGATTTGGATATATCATTTACTGTTCCAGTAATGATAATCTCCTTTCCCTTGTATTTTTGGTCAGCTGCAATTTCGTTGGACTTGTACTCACGGACAAGTTGGACAGACGTGATTCGAGGCATTTTTGCTATTCTCTCTTGCTCGGCAGCGGCCCGTTCAGCCTGTTTACGCTGTTTATACTCTTCATTGGCAGCTTCAATACGAGCTTTTTCTTCTGGAGTTTGCGTTATCGCCTTGAATGCTCCAATAGCGAGGAAAATAAGGAAAATATAGCCTATCCATTTGATAATTTTTTTTCCGAATATCCCTGATGAATTTCCTTTTTTTCTGTCAGCCTCAGTTACAGGACGCCCACATTTGGGACATGTCGTTGCGGAAGTCGAAACTTTGGTTTTACAATCTGGGCATTTGAATATTGCCATCTCTTGTTTCCTCCCCAATATTCGTTATTTTTTCTTGCGGGGTTCTACAAAAAGAATATTTCCTTCCATCATCACTGAGCGCATCAGAAATTTTTGAGGGAAGGTCTGCATAGTAACGAGGTCACCTTTTTTAACTTTACGGAGTTTAGGATCTTTCATATCGACGTAAATGTGCAGACCAAAAAGGCCTGAGCCATCTACAGGAACTTTCATATAAGCTTTCCCTAAAGCATCCTTTGAAACTCCCTGACATTTGAAAGTCACGATGACGGGCTTTCCCTTGAAGTCTTCATCGGCAACAACTTCGTTGTCCTCATAGGCTTGCCAAAGGACTTTTGGGGCGCACTCGTAGCCGATAGCTTTTTCTAGAAGTTTTGCCTCCACGTTGCCTTGAGGAATTTCCGAAAGGGGAGCAGTTTCGACCTTACTGTCTTTCCTCATCTCCCCAAAAGCTCGGGCCCCATCGCCCGGTTTTTTCCCTTCGTCGTAAATTAGTATCTGCATTTGCTCGATATTGGCCTTTTTAAATTCTTCTGAGAGGAGGGCCTCAAATTTTTCCGTATCAAGCGGAGCCGCAGGGTCAGCCCCCGTTACCACCAACAAAGCATAGCGTTCTGGAATGTTGTAAAGTGTGGACATTTCTTCGGCATAAGCCGAGAGTGAGACACAAGAAATGAAAAGTGCCGCCAGCATGAAAGTCAATGTTTTCATGTGTGCGTTGAAGGTAGCCATACATCATCCCCCTTGTTATAGATGAGGCTATCATGGCATAGGCCGTTCCAAAAATCCACCGCCGCCGCCCTCCGCCCCGAAAGGGGCTTTTCTTTTGCCCTATGCGAACCTTGTTCACGGTATCTGCCCCGTTGTCCTGCGGGCTATCCTTTTTCAATGTGCTGTATTGGCACGTAAGGAGGTAGCGCATGAACGCAATGGAACTGAAAAGGGGATTTCATCTTGCGGTTGAAGATTCCCGCATCATCCCCACCGGGAACGGGGTGTTTATCGAATATGACGGTTTCTTGAGCAAAAAGATGGAGGGGCTGAGGGCACTCCTCATTCAATGTTACCCCGACGCGGCAACACGTTTTCCAGAAGCGTTTGCACATCGCTATTCTCAGGATGAAATTGCAGAGCATAGTCGTCGGTTACGCGAGCAACGAACAGAAAAGACAGGTTTCCGAGAACCCTGCTGAGGTCGCTCTGGATCTGCTGTGCATGAGGCCCGGAGAGGAGCAGAAATAAGCCGGGGCGGATCGGAATATACCCGGCTCCATACATGCGGTTGAGCTCCTCCCTTTCATTGGAGGCTTCGCCGGGCTGTTTTTCATAAGCTACAAGATAGGACATATTCCCCTCCCTGTTTTTCCCAAAACCGGCACACAATGGAGGGGATGTCAAGAATGATTTCAGGGCATCATCCTGAAAAAGGAAGGTCCGCATGTACGTTGAAAATACCAATTATTGGGTTGAGGTTGTGTTGCGGCAGTTAAAGGGGTTTGTCCCCAAGGGCGAGCCTGTCCATTTTCACATTTGTTTTTCCATGGTGGGGGGGGAACCCACGATAGATTTCACGGCTGTTCAGGTTTTTGATGAGGAAGATCAACTACAACCTCAAACCGAACCCGCGATGTGCTAGAATCGGATGTTTCCCGGTGCCCATCCGCCTTCAGACTCGCGGCAATCACGGCCACGCCAAAACCGCCTCCAGCCTTGCCAGACTTGCTGGCCGTAATGGCAATATCAAAAGCCACGGTCTGCAATTGGGTTTGGGAATGAAACGCTTCGGGGTTCTTGATCCGTTCAGGGCCATTTTCTTTAGCATGGTAGTACGGATTAATGAGCGCCCCAGAGCCCCGCAACCGCGTCTGCGCGCCGTGGATGCCCTCGGCGATCTGGCACAGCGTTTCTTCTACAAAGCTCTTCAAGTCCATCATTATGGCGGCTCCTTGCTTTCCGAGTAGGACGCCATAACGCATGTCCCATGTCAAGCGCCAGAGGTGAGAGAGCTTTTCCCGAACCTTGTTCACGGTGTGCCCCCACGCCGCCATGCGGCATCATCTCCAAAACACTATGGAGGTGCAGCGATGGAAAATTCCCCCTTGGCTCTTTTCGAGCATGAAAAGTTCGGTTCCCTTCGCGTGATCGAGCACAAGGGTGAGCCGTGGTTTGTGGCGCGGGATGTATGCGCCGTCCTCGGAACGGAGACGCGGGATCTGCCGGACATTCTGGAGCACGACGAGCAACGCCCTATTGTCGATATTATCCACACTCTTAATGATTCCACAGGATTGCGACGCGATAGCCGTATCATTTCCGAACCGGGCCTGTATTCCCTCATCCTGCGTTCCCGCAAGCCCGAAGCCAAGGCGTTCAAGCGGTGGGTGACACATGAGGTCATCCCCTCCATTCGTAAGGTGGGCGGCTACCTGATAGCCAAGCCGGACGATACGCCCGAAGCCATCCTTGCCCGCGCCGTGCTGGTCGCGCAGGACACCATCAGGCGCATCGAAGCCGAGCGCGACGAGGCAATCCGCACCAAGGCTGAAATCGGTTCACGCCGCGAGGCTACCGCGATGGCAACCGCCTCCGCCGCCGTGCGCAAGGCTGCGGCTCTTGAGAACGAACTTGGGCGGGGCAGGGACTACAAGTCCGTGAAGGGCATCCCGTGGTTCCTTGACATCTTCGCAGATACGCCAGCCGCGTACTCCGTCGCGGGACGCAAGCTTTCCGATATGTCCCGCCGTATGGATTACGAAATCCGGGAAATCGAGGACAGCCGTTTCGGGAGCGTGAAGGCGTACCACGTCGACGTGCTCGAAGCCTTCCGGCTGGCCCTGAAAAACGACCTGAACATGCTGGGCAAGTACCGCCTTCGCCGTGCTGCATAGCCGAACTTTGTTCACGGTGATTTCGTCCCGGCTCTTTTGCCATGATGACCAAAACAACGGAGGGATACAGAGATATGGCCAGACCCAAAAAGAATACCGCCCCGGAAACAACGCAGGCGACGAAGATGGATACCGTAATGGTCGCCCTGAACCGGACGACCGGGATCACGTTCCCCATGCCCGACGGACGCAAGGTGCTCATCGAAGGCAACGCCGCCAGCCTGCGCGGAAAGGAAAAGGGCGTGCTGCCCGTGGGCGCGTTCGGGCTGACGCGGGTGAACGCCGACGATTGGGCGTACATTGAAAAGACCTATGGCCCGTACATGGAAATCTTCAAGTCCGGGCTCATCTTCGCGCAGGCGCGCAAGGCCGACGCCGTGGACGAGTCCGACGAAAGGGCGGAACTGCGCAACGGGCTGGAGCCCGTGGACGTAGCCAAGGCGCAGACCGAACCGCTCCAGAGCAAGGCGGGGTTCTAAACCGTGGCTGTTGTTGTCTTTGACCCGCAGGAGTTCCGGGAGGCCTACCCGCGCTTCGTCGATCCGAAGACCGGGCAGCCTCTCCTGACCGATGCACAGCTTCGGCAGGCGTTCGACGTCGCCTGTCTGCTCTTGGACAACACAAACTCATCCCCGGTTCCCTACGACTCGGCCCACGGCGTCATGATCCGCAAGACGCTGCTGTACCTCCTCGTCTGCCATCTGGCGACGCTGGCATTGTGGCCGACGGGGCAGGCCGGGCCAGTGGCCTCGGCGACGGAAGGAACTGTCAGCATCAGCTTCTCCGTGCCCCAGGACACCGGGAAAGCCTTTTACGCGCAGACGCCGTGCGGACAGACGTTTTGGCAGGCCATCCAGCCCTATGCCGTAGGCGGGCGCTACTATGCCGCCCGGTATTGGCATCCGTGGGGGTAATGGTGTCCGGAGAACTCGAAAAGCTGCTCAAGCGGTACATTACCCCCGATATCGTCGTGAAGGCCGGGGTGCTCGAAAATGCGACGCGGGGCGAAGGTGGTACTCCCGTCGCAGAGTATGCGGCGTACAACGAATACGGCGCAACAATCGAAATCCCTGAGCGGACGCAAACCTTGTACTTCAAGCGGAAGCGTGACGGCAGCGTCGGGAATCGGTTCGTGAAGAAGGGCAAAAGTGATTTTGCGCAGGATGCGTCGGTCAAAGCCCACACCGTCACCATCCCCTCCCGGCCTTTCCTGCGCTCAACGCTCGATGCCAAGGCAGACGCATGGTGCGATAACCTCGCGGAAGCGTTGGAAGCCGGACGGACGCCGAAAGAGGCGATGCGGCTTGTGGGACGCCGCATGGCAGACGACATTCAAGCAACGATCAAGAGCAATATGCCCCCGGACAACGCCGAATCCACCAAGCGCCGCAAGAACGCCAAGGGCGCGGGAAAGGGGACGCTCATCGATTCCGGAAGCCTGCTCAAGTCCATCGATTACGAGGTAGTCAAAAGATGAATCTCCATGAACTTGTGCGTCCGCTTATCAGCATCGTGAACCCTTTCCAGTCGGTCGTGATTCTCGTCTCCACAGGCTTCACCATAACCGCGCAGTATGAGCAGGTCCCGGCATGGGCCCCCGCCGTTGAAGTCATGGCGCAGCCTCAGCCTGTCGCCGACAAGACGCTGCAATTCCTCGTGCAGCAGCGCCAGAACACGATCTGGCACGACTTTTATCTTTCAGGGGACTGGTCGGCCCTTGATCGTCCGGCGGAGCAGGGCGGCGATCTTCTCTACTGGGATGGCGCCGAGTGGCAGGTAGATCAAGTTCTGGAGCGCTGGAATCCCACGGCAGGCTGGACGAAAATCCGGTGCGTGAAGCTCCGGGAAACCGCGCCGCCGGAAGTCGGGGCCACGGAACCGCCCAAAGGGGGAGACGATGAGTGACGGCATCCTCGTGCAGGCCCTCGGCGATTTTTGTAAGCGTTACCTCGGCGATTCCGCCGTTGTTGTACGCGGCTACGTCAACCGCGTGAGCAAGCCGAAGACGAAAAGCTACGTGCTCGTCACCCCGATGACCATGACGCGCCTCTCGACGAACCTGCACCAGACCGAGTGCGGCGGGGAGGCCATCGTGCAGCCGCAGCGCCGCCGTGTCCAGCTTGACGTCTACGGCCCGACCGCCGCCGACCGTGCCCAGACGCTCGCAACGCTCCTACGCGACGGCGTCGGGTGCCGCTTCCTCCGGACCTACGGGATCGCCCCCCTGTACGTCGAAGACCCGCAGGATATGACACAGGCGGAAGGGGACGAGCAGTACAACCCCCGCTTCATGCTCAACGTGCTGGTTCAGGCAAACCGCGTTGAACACGTTGAGATGGATACTTTTACCGACGCGGAACTTTCCGTGCATCCGCTGGCATAGCAAACACAGGAGGGCGCAATGAGCGTCAATGCCGACAAACTGGTTCAAATCATCCCCCGCATCATCGAGGGCGGCACGCCGGGCCTGACCTTCGCCGGGCTCATCCTTTCGCAGTCCGAGCTTTTGCCCGCAGGCCGGGTCGTGCAGTTCGCCAGCGCGCAGGCTGTGGCGAATTACTTTGGATCGCTTTCGGAAGAGGCAAGCATGGCTTCCATGTACTTTTCCGGCTACGTGAACACGACGAGCCTCCCGGACAAGATCTTCTTTGCCCGGTACAACGGCGAGGCCGTGGGCGCATGGCTGCGCGGCGCGAAGTATACGGGCAATATCGCCGTGTTGCAGGCCGTCACCAACGGCGCGATGGTCATTTCCATCGACAACACGCCGCACACGCTTTCCTCCGTGGATTTGTCCGCTGCGACCAGCTTTTCGCAGGTTGCGGAGGCGATCCAGACCGCGCTCACGACTGCGGGCGCGACCGGGGCGAAGGTGACATACTCCAGCCAGACCGGGGCGTTCCAGATCGATAGCCCGACGACCGGGGCAAGTTCCGCCGTGGCCTTTCCGACGCCGCCGGAAGCCGGGACCGACCTCGGCGCGCTGCTTCTGCTCACCGAACAGTCCGGTGCCGTCCAGTCCGTAGGCATGGCTGGCCAGACGCTCCCCGACTGCATGACCAACGTGCTCCTGTACGCCCGCGATTGGGTGACGTTCTCAACGGTATGGGAGCCCGAGCTTGACGACAAGATCGCGCTCGCCCAGTGGTGTGCCGGATATGACACACGTTTCGCCTATGTGATGTGGGATACCGACAACGCCGCGCAGGTCGCGGGTTCCACGGCCTCGGCGGGGTATCAGATCGCCAAGGTGCTCGAACTCGACGGTACGGTTCCCGTGTTCAACACGCCTGAGCTCGCCGCGTGGGTCATGGGCACGGCGGCCTCAATCAATTTTGAAGAGACGAACGGACGGCTCACATTCGCCTTCAAGCAAGGCGAAGGGCTTGCCGTAACCTGCGACAACGACGAGAACTATGATGCGCTGATCGCCAATGGCTACAACTGCTATGCGGACTTCGCCACGGCCTCCAGCCAGTTCAAGTTTTTCCAGAACGGGCAGGTTTCCGGCAAATGGGGCTGGCTCGACACGTACCTTGACGCCATCGCCATCAAAGACGGCCTCCAGCTTAACCTCCTTGATCTGTTCAAGGCCGTAAATTGCATCCCCTACAACGAGAGCGGCTACGGCATGATCCGCACGGCCTGCCTCGACACCATCACGCGGTTTCTCGACTTCGGGGCCATCCGCACGGGCGTGACCCTCTCGAACACCCAAAAGGTGCAGCTCCTCGCGGAAATCGGGCTGGACGTTTCCCAGACGCTCGAAACGCAGGGCTGGTACATGCAGGTCAAGGACCCCGGCGCGACCGTACGCGGACAGCGCCAGTCCCCCGAATGTAAATTCTACTACATGGACGGCGGCAGCGTGCAGCAAATCGTCATGCCCGCCACGGCCATTCAGTGATGAGGTAAAACATGGCTGACAACTTCGGCAACATGACGATTACAGCGGCAAATTGCACGCTTTTCCTGACGGTTCCCGGGCTCTACGACAGTCCCGTGCAGATCGAGGGGTTCAGCACCGACGCGATGGTCAGCGTCGCCACGAATACCCCAGTCGTCGCGGAAAAGGGCGTTGACGGGCATACCTCCTTCGGGTGGGTGCCGACCAACAAGGAAGTGACAATCACCCTCGCTGCAGACTCGCCCAGCCGCCAGATCATGGAAGACTGGGCGACGTATCAGGAAACCGCCCGGGAAGTGATGCTCTGCAATGCCGAGTTCGCCATGCCGAGCATCAACCGGAAGATCACCGGGAAGCGGGGCGGCCTCACCTCCGTGCAGTCCAGCCCCAACGCCGCTCAGACTTTGCAAGCGAGCGCCTTCGTCATCACCTTCGACCAGTGGACCGCGAGCCCGCTTTAAACCGTGGAGGCCGTCATGCTCAACGAAAAGATCATTGCCATCGACAAGGGCCGCGACGCCGGGAAGACCTTCAAGGTCAAGGAGATGCCCGTCACGAAACTAGAAAAATGGGCCGCCCGTGCGCTGCTCGCCGTCTTCGGTTCCGAGATGCCCGCCGACATCCGGACGCTTTCAGCGTCTTCGAACACCGCCGCGCTGCTTTCCGCAGGGCTCCGGGGGCTCTCGGGGCTCCGGTGGGAACAGGCCGAACCGCTCTATGACGAGCTTCTCGGACAGATCTACCGCGTCCCGAACCCCGGCAAGCCCGATGACGCCATCAGGCTCACCGCGCAAAACCTCGACGCCCATGTCGAGGATGTGGGCACGATCTACCGCCTGCGTTGGGAGGCTATCGCCGTCTGTCTGGATTTTTTGCATGGCGGCGAGGGCTTGACCTCCCGCCTGTCGCAGATCCTCAACCCCTTGGGCTCCGGGACTACGCAAACCTCCCCGGATGCGTCGGCATCCCGGTAAGCCGGAACCTCGCGACGTTGCACGAAATGCAGACAGTATACGGCCTGTCCGATGCCTACGAGATGCTAGAAATCATCGCCGTGGACGGCCACAACCAACGCCTCTGGAGCAAATTCCATGAACGCAGGTGAACTCGTCGTTTCCCTCATCCTCTCCGCAGGGGCTTTCAAAGCTCAAGTGCAGAACGCCCAAAAAGGACTGGACGGCGTGCAGGCCGCAGCCGTTGACGCGGGGCGCGCGACATATGACGCAGGCGTCAAGGGGGCCCAAGGTCTTGGCCAGTCTGCCGATGCCGCCTCTTCGTTGCAAGCCGCCTTCGAGGAAGCCGTGCAAAAAGGCCGCGAAATCAGTGAGGTTACGAAAGAGTATCAGCGGATGCGCGAGGAGCTTATCCGCACCGGAGCGGCAAAAGAACGTCTTGAGGCCCTTGATGCCGCCGCGAAAAGATTGGGCGTTTCGCTGGAAGACGCGGCGGACAAAGGCGCGTTTGGCTTTGAACGGCTCAAGAGCGTGGCAGCGCAGGCCCTCGCAGTCATCGGCGGTGTCTCCATCCTGAAAAGCTCCATAGCGCAGTATTACGAGCAGGCTCAGGCTATTGAGAAGACTTCGGATGCGCTCGGCATGAGCATTGAAGATTGGCAGGCATGGCAACGGACGGCAGCCGCCGCTGGGGTTGACGCCGAAGAGCTTTCGACACGGTTCATGGATTTGGGCGACTGGATGCAGGATCTCATTTTGCACGACTCCGGGCCGCTTAAGGACGCGACCAAAGACCTGGGGGTGAGCTTCACGGATGCGAAAGGGAAGGCCGTTTCCTTTGAAGAAGGACTCCTTCGTCTCTCCGACGCCACGTCAAAAATCGGCCGCCAGAAGGCGACCTCGATCCTCACGCAGATCGGCTTCGACGAAAAAACCATCCCGCTCATCCTCAAGGGCCGCAAAGGGATTGAGGATCTTCTGAAAGTCCAGAAGGCTCAAGCCATCTACAGCAAGCAGGACATCGAAAACGCGAAGAAGCAACGGGAGGCGCAGCAGCGGCTCAATGACGCATGGGAGGCCATCTCAGCCCTTTTCGCCAGCACCGTCTCCCCTGCGATCACGTTTTTGACGAACCTGCTCGGCGATCTCCTCGGGTGGGTGAAAGAAAACAGGCAGTTCGTGATCGTCTTCTTTACGGCGTTAGCCGGGGTCATTACGACGCTCATGCTCCCGGCCCTGACCGCGATGGCGACGGCGGCATGGGCTGCGATTGCCCCGTTTACGCCGTTGATTGCGGGCATCGGCGCGATCGCGCTGGTTGTCGACGATCTCATTACCTACATCAACGGCGGAGAATCTGCACTTTCCGGGCTCTGGTCGATGTTCGGAACTGGCGATGAAATCGGGGCTCGTTTCAAGGCTATTTGGGAAGGCATCAAAAGTATCCTCGGGGGCGTCTGGGATGCCCTTTCGGGGGTCGCCAAGCTCTTCAACTCCGTTCTTACGCTGGACGGAAAAGGCGTTATCGAAGCCCTCAAAACGATCTGGGGAGGCATCTCCAAAATCAATGATGTGCTTGTCGAAATGCTGAACTGGGTAGCCCAGAAGCTCTACAATTTGCTTCCCGACTGGATCAAGGACTGGCTCGGCGGCGATGAGTCTTCGCGACCGGAAGAAACGAAGGCCGAGTCCAAGCCCGGCGGCGTCGCCGATTCGATGCGGGTTGATGATGTCCGCCCGTCTATTCTGCCGCCGCAGGTGCGCGCCGGGGATGCGCGTCCGGGAAGCGTGAGCAACGTCAACAATTCGCGTCAGATGACGTCAACCACCAATGTGGGTGAGGTCAAGGTCTACACACAGGCTACGGATGCGGAAGGGATGGCCCAAGGAGTGGTTCCGGCACTTCGTAATCAAACTGCGCAAGCAGACAGCGCATTCGGGTACTGACATGGCATTCGGCGCGCTCCCGCCGGGACAGCCCGGCAACTGGTCGATTTTCGATAAAGACGACGCCAAGGCCCTCGACTTCGACACGTTCTTTTCCTGCTCGATCAAGGCCGAGAACAAAATCAGCTCCAACCCCGTCGAGAAAGGGAGTTTCGCGGATTACAACAAGGTCGCTTCTCCCACGGCGGTGTCGGTCGTGCTGGGCCGCACGGGGAAGAGCGACGAGCTTGCGGCGTTTCTGACGGCGCTGGACAAGCTGGCGGACAGCACCGACCTCGTGAGCATCGTCACCCCGGAAAAGACGTTTCTCGACTACAACCTCGTCTCCTACGACTACGACCGTAAGGCCGAAAACGGTGTGGACAGGCTGCTTGTGGGGATCATGCTGCAAGAGATCCGGCAGGTCGATCCGCAGTACAGCAACGAAACGATAAAGCCAATCAGTAAAGCGCAGGCAAAGAATCCGACCGACGCAAGCACCACGGATGCCGGGAAACAACAGGGGCAGACGACGCAAAAAAGCACACTGAAAAAGCTAGGCGAGGGGATTTTCGGATGATGACCGTACCGCTCCGACAGGAGCCGAACCAGAGCCTCCAGATTGTGCTTGGGGAACAGAACTGCACCCTCCGGTTCATCTCCCGAGGCGTGAACCTGTACTGCGACCTTGCTGTCGACCAGACGGTCATCTGGTCTGGGGTCATCTGCCATAACCTCGTCGGCTTGAAGCTGTACGACTATCTCGCCTTCCGGGGGCAGCTCTACTTTGTCGATATGCAAGGCGAAGAGGATCCGCACTGGTCGGGCCTCGGCGACCGATTCCAGCTCGTTTATGTCGAAGAAGGGGAAACACTGTGAACACGAGCTTCACCAAAAAGCTGCTTGAAGCGCACATCACGCTCGCCGAGGGCGGCTTCAACACGGTTACCGGGCAAGGTGCGAACACGAAGGTTATCCAGCTCGGCATGGATGTGGACATCCAAAAACCCGGCGGCAAAGAGAAGAACAAGGCCAAGGTCAAGATTTTCAACATGCCATTGGCGGACATGGAGACGCTGACGACGCTGGCGTTCAAGCCGTTGCAGGCGTCGAAAAACCGCATTGCCGTGTACGCGGGCGATGAAGAGCACGGGATGTCGCTAGCATTCTCCGGCGATATCGTGAGCGCCGTCCCGAACTTCAATTCCGCCCCTGATCCCTCTTTCGATATTGAGTGCATCACGGGATACGTCGCCAGCATTACGCCCGTGCCGCCGTTGACGGCGCAGGGCTCGCAGGACGTTGCCACGCTCATGCAGGGGCTTGCGAAGCAAATGGGGCTCGCTTTCGTCAACAGAGGCGTGTCCGTTTCCCTTCGCAATGTCGCTATCGTCGGGGGCCCGATGGAACAGGCGCAGCAGCTTGCCCACGATGCCCGTATTGACCTCATCGTGGACGATGGCGAGATGGTCATCTCCCCACTTGCGACGCTTCGCAGCGATGACGGCGGCTCGACGCCCGTCTGGTCCGCGAAAAGCGGCATGATTGGCTATCCGAGCTTCGATAACGAGGGCGTGACGGTGAAAGGCATCTACGAGCCGAAGCTCCAGCTTGGCGGCCCGGTGCGCATCGAGAGCATCGTCCCTCGCGCATCAGGCCTCTGGCAGGTCGTGAGCCTGAGCCACAAATTGCAGGCAGGCTATCCCGGCGCAACGCAGTGGGTGAGTCAGGTCAAGGCAAGCTATCCCGGCGCGAAGCCGAAGAAGGACAAGAAATAATGCAGGGACAACGCGGCCTCTCGACAAATTCCAGCGAGTACAACGCGCAGGACTTCATGATCAGCCAGATGCTCGGGCGCATCGCCACGGCGGAACCCGTGCGCGTTGTCGCCGTCTCCGGCTCGGGCGTCTCTCCGGTAGGCTTCGTCGACGTGCAACCCCTCATCAACTTGGTGACGGGCGAACAGAAGGCGCAGGAGCAGAGCGTGCTCTTCAAGCTCCCGTACCTACGCATTCAAGGCGGAAAAAACGCCCTCGTCATCGACCCGCAGCCGGGTGACATCGGCCTCGCCGTCTACGCCATGCGCGACACGGAATCGCTCAAGGAAAGCCGGGGGAAGGATGGAAACGTCAATCCGGGGTCAGCCCGCGCCATGAGCAAAGGCGACGGTTTCTATCTCGGAGGCTTCTTGAACGCCGCGCCTGAACGCTATGTGCTGGTCGACGACGAGGGCGTCACCATCGAAGGAGTGGCCAAACTGACGATGCACGGGGAAACTTCCGTCCTGACGGCGGAAAATGGACTCACCATCAACGCCGACGTGCGCATCAACGGCTCTCTAACATGGACGGGCACGGCACAGGGCGACGGCGGTCCGGCCCGGTTCTCCGGCGGCCTCACGAACGCGGGAGGGACGGTTGAGAGCAACGGTAAGGTCTTGGAAACCCATGTTCATACCGGGGTTGAGCCCGGTTCCGGCATATCCGGACAACCACAGTAACGGGGAGGTGTTATGCCTGATTTTCAGTACCAGCCCCCGACAGGGCCGCTTTCCGGAAGCGAATTCGAGAGACAAACCACACAGTTCTTTCAGCAAGTATCGGCTGCGGCTGGTGCAGCGTCGACGGCGGCAAGTGCGGCACAAACCACGGCAAATGAGGCACTTGAGCGTGCTCAGGCGTCGAACTTTGTCGACGGGAAGACCACGCGGGCCGACGCGGGCGGCGTGATCACCGTGAAGGACGTGGCGATTAGGGGGGATCTCGGGGATCTGGCGAGCGCGCGGGGGCAGATTGGGGACAATATCCGGATCAATACAGCTTCGGATCTGAACGCGTATACCAAGGCTGGCAACTGGCTTTTTTCGGATGCCGCCGCAGGAGAAAATTTTCCAAATATCGGTAGGGGTGGAGAACTTAACTGCTACGTTTCAACCACGGCAATATTCCAATTTTTTACTGAATTTAACAATAACAGAAGGTATATTCGATACGGAATCCCCAACAGTACGTGGACGAACTGGATACAATTTATTTCTGTCGCTCAGCTCGGTGACGGCATTCGTAACACAAACGGCATCATCTCCGTACCTGAGTATGAGGGCGCGACGGCATCATCTGCCGGAACCAGCGGCCTTGTTCCGCCCGCAGCCGCCGGGCAAGCCACCTACGTGCTCTGTGGCGATGGAGAATGGCGGGACATAGCGACGCTTGTCGCCGCTGCACAGGCCCGGCTTGCAGATGAGAAAATATCATGAATTTCCGAACGGTTTTGAACGTACGCGCGTTATCCAATATTCGTGATGAAGTGCAATCATCTGCAGAAGTGGTAGATCCGGGGCTCCTATCCTTACGTCTTGATGAACAGTGGGATTTGACGCTCTCCGCAGGGGGTAACCTTGCTTCGGCAGGGGGAACTGTACGCATCGTGCAAGACGTCGCATCGTACGTGCGGACATTTCAGGGGGAACCGTACTACGCGCAGCAAGATGGCATTCCATATTTCATGCGTGAGATTGGGGCCCTCCCTCCCGCCGAGCTCGTGCGGGCGCGCTCGAATGCCCGCGCGCTTGAGGTCCCCGGCGTAGCGCAGGCGAATACGCAGCTTTCCCGGCTTGACCGCCGCGTTTTGACCGGAACAATCCGCATCACCACGGAAACGGGGGAAACCGCAGATGTCACAGTCTAGCATCGATTTTACCGAAAACGGCCCGATCGTACCCGATACCGCGATCGTCCGGGATGCTGTGGAACAGGACTGGCAGGCGGCCTTTGACAATCGGCTGAACCCGGACCCGGCAACGCCGCAGGGACAGCTCATCACGTCCGAAACGTCCATCGTGCAGGACAAGAACAGCCAGCTTTTGTTCCTCTCGAACATGTTTAACCCCGAGACTGCGGAAGGCATCTATCAAGACGCGCTCGCCAAAATTTACTTTCTGACCCGACAGCCCGCCCGTTCCACGGTCGTACCCTGTACTTGTACGGGGCTTCCCGGCACCGTCATCCCCGGCATCGGCAGCGAAGCCCCGGCGCTTGCAAAAGATGCGGACGGGAACATTTTGGTCTGTCAGACGGGGGGGACGATCCCCCAATCCGGCAGGATCATCCTTGATTTTGCCTGTCAGGTTCCGGGGCCTATTGAAATCCGGCAGGGAACCGTGACCACGATCGTGCGTACTATCCCCGGATGGGACACGATCACCAATGAAGCCGGGATTACTGGGCAAAACGTCGAGAGCCGGGCCGCGTTCGAGTCCCGGCGCTACGCTAGCGTCGCGAAGAACGCCCGGAGCATTGCCGCCGCCGTCTATGCCAACGTCGGCGATCTGGATGGCGTGCTTGATGTCTGTGTGCGCGAGAACAAAACCAGCGCGCCGCTTGAAGTGCAGGGCGTCACGCTCAAGCCGCACTCAATCTATGTGGCGGTCGTCGGCAGCGCGACGGATAATGATATCGCTGAGGCCATTTACGCCCGTTGTTCCGCCGGATGTGATTACAACGGCAACACCAGAGTCACTGTGACTGATCCTGTAACCGGAGCGGTCGAAACAGTGCTCTTTGAGCGCCCGGAATCGCTCCCGGTGGGCATTCAGGTGACTATCCGCAAAAATGCCTCAATGCCGAGCAACGTCGAAGAGCTCATCAAGTCCGCCGTTGTCGCCGAGTTCTACGGAGAAACCGCCGACGCCTGCGGGAATACGGGCCAGCGCGTTCATATCGGGGATACGGTGTATGCCAGCCGCTTTTATTCCGCAGTGCTCGGAACGGGCGTTACCGACTTGGTGAGCGTCGAAATCGCGGCGCCCGTCGGTGAAGGTTCGCCAACGTGGGGCGACTACATCACCATTAATATAGATGAAGTCCCCACGCTCGTCTCGGATAACGTCACTGTAACCATCATTGAAGCGAGGTCGGGCCGTGGATAACTGGCGCGAAACGCTCCTTTCGCAATACGATAACTCGGAGCGGCTGCTGGCGCTCATCGAATCGATGAATGCCGCCATTGAGCCCACAGCGGATATTGCGGCGTTCTATGAGTCCGTCTTTGACCCCGAAACGGCGTTCGGATGGGGGCTTGATGTGTGGGGGCGCATCGTAGCCATCCCGCGTACGCTTGAAGTAGAGGCGACGGATATCAAGCCGTTCGGTTTCTCCGGTTCAAACCTCAGCAACTTTGGGCACGGCCCTTTTGTATATGAGAGCAAATCGAACACGTTCATACTTCAAGATAGCGCATACCATCTTTTGATCTGGATGAAAGCAGCTTCGAACATCACCGACGGCAGCCTCCTAGATTTGAACAAGATCGTTCATTGGCTTTTCTCGGATCGCGGTCATATTGCCGTCGTGCATGTCGGAACAATGAAAATACGCTACGTCATCGGCTTCAAACTCCAGCCATACGAGCGTGCGCTTCTCCTGCGCGATGATGTTCCCCCAAAGCCTGCGGGCGTCGGCTATGACGTCTATCAAGTCATCCCGAAACATACCTTCGGTTTCGCCGGATCCGGCGGTCAGAATTTCAACAACGGCGTTTTTCAGCCGTATGGAGGCCCTGTAGATGCCTATTCCCTCAACGCCTAGCATCATGCCCAACGTCTTGGGATATGCAGCGGATACCGTGCAGATCCCTGAAACGACCCCCACGGGTCAAGGTATTCCCTCTTTCCGAGATCTCTTTCCGTTCATCACGCAGGTCGACCCGAACGCGGGCGGCGTCATGGTTGAACGTTCATGGATGAACGCGCTTTTCAACCTGCTTGGTCAACACGCCTTTTTCCAACAATCCGGATGCGTCTACCCATGGCAAGATACGCTGAACTATATCACGGGCTCTCATGTCAAAGGTAGTGATGATGTCGAGTACATCGCGTTGCAACCTTCCGGGCCAGATGTGTCCGGCGTGGGAGCAAAAGACCCTGCACAGCAAGCAAACCGCGCGTACTGGGTTTCGCTTGCATCTTTTGTCTCCGGCGACTTTGTTCCAGATTCGCGGCGGGTCATCGCCGGAACGGGGCTCACTGGCGGCGGGCCGCTCTCCGCTGACGTGACTCTCGCGGCGAAGCTGACCGACAGCGTGAGCTCGACAGATTCGACCACGGCGGCGTCCGCGAAGGCTGTGAAGACGGCCTATGATCTGGCGAACAGCAAGCAGGCAAACCTTGGTTTTACGCCCGTGCAGCAGGGCGGCGGAACGGGACAAGATAACTCAAAAATCTACATCGGGGGAAGTCCCGAAGGTCTTCGCGTGCAGATGGGCGCGACAGATCTCGGAAACATCGTCACAACACGCGCTGGAATCACAAAGGCAAACAGTGCGACTACTGCTGATACAGCACACGGGATAGGAACCCATCCTTGGGTTGATTCACTTGACGCGGGAGGAAACCCGCCCTGGGTGATGGGACTCGCGACAGACGGAAGTAACAATCTAAGACCTTTCGACCCAGCAGTATTGAGAGTGAGTTACGCTGCTAGTGCTGGCATTGCCGATATGCGCGTATACGCGACCCAAACCTTCTCTTCAGTAACATCTTTTACGCTTCCCGCCGGGGGATCATGGTTGGTTATCGCGACAAACGCAGGCGTTTCTGGCGGCTTTGTAGGAGTATACGCTGGGGGGGCTACGGTGACAAGCGAAGTGCAGATCCTAGCAAACTGCATCCAGATAGCAAGGTAGGATAAAAATGGATTATTCTCACATTATTCATCGGATTTTTGACGATTCATACGTCATCACGAAGAACGGTATGCCCTACCACGTCTACCCTTACGCCGCCGAGTTCGCGGAAGAATGGGACGCCGTGTTTGCCTATGCCGAGGCGCACCCCGAATGCGTGACCGAGGAACAGCTTTATGTCCCTCCCGTACCGACGCAGGAAGATCTCGCGGCTCGCGTACGCGCCGAGCGTGATAGACGTATTGCTGAGACTGATTACCTTGTCATGTCGGATTATCCGCTCTCACAAGAAAAGCTTGAAGAGATCAAGGTGTACCGCCAAGCGTTGCGTGATCTGCCCGAACAACTGGGCTTTCCGTGGAATGGGCCGGATGATCCGGCGTGTCCGTGGCCTGTAGAGCCGTGATTTGCAAAAATCGTAGGCATGGCTAGACTCTTTAGAAAAAAGGAGGAAGGCCATGCCACTACCCATGCCCGAAGAAGAGGAAAACTTACGTTGCCCACACGGTGAGCGCGTCCAAGCCCTGATGTTATGTTCTCTGGACTGTGCCGTGTCGGGTGCTCATCCCGACAGGAAAGCGAAAGCTGATGGTCGGTTCATCATCACTCCGTGGTGGTGCCTGCACAAGTGCAGATGGTTGCCAGAACACCGGGATGAGATCCGATTCGTGGCGAAGAAGTCGGATTGAAGATACAAAAAAATCCCCCTCCCGGCGCGAACCGAGAGGGGGATTTTTATAGCTTGCACCAAACGCTTGGTGCGAAAATGTTTTTAACATATTGATTTTACTGGTATGTAAGATTGACTGTTAATCACTAGGTTGGCGGTTCAAGTCCGTCCCGGGGAGCCAGAAAGCTCAAGGCCTTACAACGAAAGTTGTAAGGCCTTTTCTGGTTATGGGGAACACCGGGGTAACACGGGAAACGCAATCAAAAGCAATTTTGTCCAACTGTTCCGCTTTGGGGTGTTCCCTCTGCCAAGCCTTTTCGTCCTCCCTATTACCCTTATCTTCCTTTCCACCTATACATTTGACTCCTTTACAGGAGCTTGGCGCATTCATATCGAAGGAAAGGATTGAGCTTGCAGCCACAAGATCCGGATTGTTGGCAACA